AACGGTAAGAAGCAGGAATTTGAGAGTAAGTCCGCGTATCATGAGGCTAAGCAAAAGAACTTGCAAGCTTACGCCACCAAGTTCCAGAAAAGGATCAATCGTCAGATACAACTTGGACGTGATGCACGGTTCTCGTTCGTTGACGTAAACGGTAAGAAGCGTGAGTATGTGAGAAAGGGTATGTATGAGAAGGCTCTGACTAAGAATAAGGCTGAGAGGAGTCTCCGCGCCAAGATCCGGGGAGCGTGGGGCGGCAAGGCCAAGACGGTCACACCCAAGGTCAAGACCCCCACACCAAAGAAGGCAGTTAATATGTACATTAATAAGTTTGTAAATAAACTAGATAAAGATGAAGTCAATGCACTCAAAAAGAAGATTTGTCAACCTTAAAAACCCTCTTCGTACCCTCGTCAACTTCAGAGAGTATCTTAAACTTTGGAGTCTTGATGAGTTTCTCACCACTCTTAGTCACGAATGATTTCATCCGTTCAACTTCACCACGGGGCATTTTCCTGGTGTACTTGAGTGCGACTTTCTTGTTTCCAATAATGAATACAGTTGAAGACATTTTTAATATTTACTTACAATAAAATGTTACTCATCATCCTACTCATCATTGTGAATATATACATTCTTTGTCAGACGGGTAAAAATCGAGTTTTCACTCCAAAGGTACAAGGCCTTAAAAAGTGGACTGTTTACGGGACCATGACATGCAAATGGACTCGTAAGCAGTTAGAGTATTTTAACAATACGAAAAGACATTACGTCTTCATCAACTGTAATGAAGAATCATGCGATAATATAGACGGCTTTCCTTATATTATCCACCCTGATGGTGAAATCAGTATCGGGTACACCGAATTTTAAAGACCTCGGACAACGCTAAGAGCGATAGAAAGTACGAACGCGTCACCTAGAGTGTTGACAGGCTTGAGGATGCTTATATGTTTCACGAGAGACCTGTTCCATAGAAGACGAATCAGGAATGTGGTGATGAGGAGGGCGAGAACGTACAAGAGAAATTCCCTGACCATATCAGTGCGAGTTTGAGATTTGGCAACGTCTTTGATCATTTATTACATGTTGATATTTTTTTTCTAAATAGACAGTAAGATGACCAATTTACCTCTGAGTGGTTCTGAACCAAAATTTACGAATAGACGATGGTCGACTAAAAAGGGTGTTGGAAGTAATAACTGCTATGCGTACGCTGTGGGAGACTACGAAGCATACAGGTGGCAGAAATCGATACCAGGTGATCGATCGGGACTTTCTAACAAAGGTCACAATTACACGTCATGTAAGGGGTTAGCTGACCGCGTTGTTTCAGACAACCCAAAAAAGGTGTACAAAGCCCGAGCGAATGAAAGATGTAAAAAGGGATACTACAAAGTCATGATGTTCGTGTCACCTGGGCGACCCATGAACTACATTCGACAAGGTGATTTTCACTTTTATAAACAGCACGGTGTTGTTGAGTATAAGATCAAACCAGGTGACACGATCGCGTCTGTGGCAAAGTTTTTCAAAATTCCAGTGTCCCGAATTCAAGGTGCGGGATCATTTAAAGTTGGTAAACGTATTGTTTTCCGTGCCAATGTATTTAGCCATAAACGTGGGTGGGCCACGGGGCCTCTCCTGAAAGATGCTCGGGGTAATATGATCAAGGATCCACGAACATCTTCGAGGGATTATTCTACGCTAAACTATAAACTATATTGTGGGTCATTCTGCGTCAAGAATAGAGGAATCAAAGTCGGCAAGACTCACCCCAAGGTCGGCAAGAATACTGTCTAGGTCGGGTTGATTTTCAACGTCAAAGTTGATATCAAATAGATCCAATACATCGAATATGGAATCTTCATTCAATGACACAGAGTTTGAAACTGCTGTGTGATTGTTCTGTATAGTAACTAGAACATTAAAATGAGATGCGTCAAAAACTTTTCTACATGTGGGACACGTGTTCTTACCTTGGTTTTTCCACTCCTGTAGACAGTGGGAATGAAATATATGTCCACATCTGATCGGAGGATTTGACCTCGTCGATCGGACTTCACCGAGACATATAGCACATATGGGCATTCTACAGTAGGGTAGTAAAGTATTTTTCGTAATTTAGCTCATGTAATTTAATAAATTTTGGATGTATCGACTAGGGGTTTGTTGCAATCTACACACGGGCCCGTACCCTGGTTAGCCGCTTGCACCTTGTTGAAAAGTTCGGGACCAGACTTCTGGAGAAGCTGGCGGTAGGAGTAATTATCCTCGTAGGTAATATTGTTCTGCTTCATGACATAGTTGTTGAACAACTGGGCTGAAGAGTTCACAGTGAAGCACCGTCCATCGGCCATTCCAAGTCGTTGAGACATATTGTTACTATAAATTTAGAAATTAATTTGTCGGTTGTTAATTGTATGTAACCACGATTTGAATCCCTTATTTTTCAAATGTTCCACAAAAGGATCGCATCGGTATCCCAGATAAATATCAAATACATCGGTTTCCTGTGTCTGGGATACACGGATTGATTTGTTTTCGTTTATGTGCTGGTTAATGATATTGTAAGCAAAAGCAATCTCTTTGAGAGTCTCTGCTCCAGTGATAATAATCTTCCCGGTACTGAAGATACTGCAAGTAATCTCCTTCATATCATTTGCTGGTTTAAACTTAATCTTCACAGCGGAGTAGCGATCTGGTTCAAATGACACTTTGAAAATATCAGAGTACTCTTCAAACCAGTTAGAAACCACGTGAAGGTTGATATTGTAGTTTAAACTGAAGTTGGAGTTAATCATCACTACACGGAAGGAATCTTCTGGTATATCATGATCGATATTAAGAAAAGTCTTGAAAATGTATGTGAGTTGTGTGATGATACGCTTACAGTCGAAGAGATCACAACAACCAGCGACTTGAATACTTCCATTGGGAAACACCTTTACAGACTTGGTACTGTAACTGTCATGATACGTCAACGTAACCTGATTGTAAAACGTCGTCGGTTTCAATTTCCAATGAAATCCTCCATCGCCACCAGAACCTGATCGTTTCATCGTGTAAGAACCAATCTCCTCGAAAATAGCTCGAAGTTTCTTGATGTTAATCTCTTGAACAAAACTTGATATCATGGTTATTGTGGTAATCTTTACCCATGAAGGTCTCAAATCATCGGGTAAAGCTTTACGGAATTCATCCAGTGTCAATAGATAAGAAAAACTGTTGTTTGCGATCGATGAATACATCTCGATTTTGGGACATACTTTATATGTTCCACACACCCCACTTAGGTGTTTAAAGATTAGAATATCTTTATATTCATATGAACTGCTTTGTTAAGAGTGCTACATCAGTTTATGATGTTGACTCTAAAATGAATTATATCGAAATCGTATACGAGCGATTCGTAAAGAAGGATAATAAATATGACACGTATGTCGATTACATTTCCACCGAACCCAATGGAGATTGGACCATGATAAATTCTACAAAGAGAACCATCTTATACGTGAAGTTTCTTGATACTATGGTTAAAAAGACACTCGAAGTGCAACATAAAATAGCAGAGCTCACACTAGAAAATGTATTTACACGAGACTATAACTGCATTCGCCTCGCACATTCGAGTAAAATATTAGATCCTACATTCCAGCCACCGATTATCAACGTGAACAGTGCTTGGCAAGTGGATTTTATGAAGAAATTTTGTAAGAAATACCTCCTTGAAATAATTCAGAGGTGTAACAATTTGGGGCGTCTAGAGTATTTCATTAACGTCCTGAATATAATACAATCAGAAGTATAAACAGTACACAAAGGAATATACCAAAATAAGGAATCATCACATCCTTATTCACAACCTTCTTCTTTTTCGGTGGGCAAGTAAAACCAGTATCTATATTTCGTTTAGGTTGAATGACGATATCACGAACAACGGGTTTTAACTGGTCGTTACATAATCCAAAATCACAAAATACACTACGATCATCTACAGATACTGGTCTACACACAGTCTTGTTCAGTTCTGAGAATTTTTCGAAATCGCCAGTCTGTCGCATACCCCCTGGAAGGGAGAAATCATGTGTGACAAATGGGTTGACATCATTGATCGCGTCTTCATCATTGAGCATATGTGAACTCATACTTGTTATTACTTCAGATTATATTTCTTGTCTCGCATCTTAGTTTTGTGTTCACACCACATCTGATCAAGATCTACGTTTAGCATATGCGCCAATTGAAAAAGGTAACTGAAAACATCACCCATTTCCATCATGATATCAGTCCCCCGATCCTTTTTGAGATTTGTCTTCTTGAACGTTTTTTTATGTTGACGAATCGCCGACGCCAATTCACCAAACTCCTCTGTTAGTAAAAGCCATACTGTATCAATGGGGGCACGATCCCACCCCTTTGATCGACAAACCTTTTCGGTTTCCGTTTTATAGTAATTGAGACTCATACTTAATATACCAACGATGTATAACTTTAAACTAGTTGATACCGATTTTCGTATTCTTGTCCAACTTATTTCCAGTGGTGCTGGTATTAACGGGACGATCTAATAGATTCCTAGTTGTGTCAATTTCCTTGCTGTATGCGATATACTGAGCTACACCTGTTTGAATCTGACCAATAGCTGTATCAATGACACGACCATTCATGTACCTGACCTGCTTCTTAACTTCTTTGTTGTGATCACCGGAGTTGTTGATGAATACCACACGCATGAGACTGTATAAATCATCAGGATTCTGATAATCTATAGAGATACCACTCTTATTTTTAAAGGCCTGACGAATCCCACGCTGAAGCAATTCGACATTGAACTCAGAAAAAAAGAGTGAGTTCAATGGAGTCTCGGTTTGTTTGAGAGAATTGAGGTAACTCATTTAATATACTCGCCGAAAAAAATTATATGTAAATAGTAAATGCTGAACATGTCCGACTTCGACGAAGCGTATGCCCAACATCCAACATTAAAGAAGG